AATATTATTAATATAAATTATATTATTGATAATATATTAACACAAATATTTGATAATGATAAAATATTAAGTGAATTTAATATTAAAAATGAAATTAAAAAAGTAATTATAAATGAAATTAAAAATGAAATTACAAATGAAATGAATGGAAATAAAAATGCAATTAGTAATGAAATTAAAAATAAAATTAATAAAATAAAAAAGATATTAAAAAATAAATTAAAAAATGAATTAAAAAATGAATTGAGTAAAAATTTTAATAATGAAATTGATAATGGAATTGATAATGCAATAAATAATGCAAATAATAATGGATTTGATAATGCAAATAATAATGCAAATAATAATGCAAATAATGAAATGAAAAAAGCAAATAATAATGTTAATAATGAAATGAAAAAAGCATCTGATGATGAATTAAATATGTATTCTTATCGTTATTCTTATATAGAAAATTTTGAACAAATCAAACAACGAAAATATTCAGAAGAATATAATACAACTGTTGGTAAAAAAGTATCTAATATAATTATTAAAATATTAAAAAATAATAATATTGACGTAGATGATAAAACATCAGAATATATTAAAATATTAATAACAGTAAATTTTAATGAATATATAGATAATATATTGAATACATTAGATCATGACGAAAAACGTATTATTAATATTAACAATGATAATACAAAAATTATTGCCTTTTTAATTATTTTAATTCTATTAATATTATTATTATTTATACGTAATTTAATTTTCATAAAACGTGGCAGAAATCCTAGTATTGGGGTTTATATAAATAGTTTTATTGTTATTATTATTATTATACTATTTCAAATTAACTTTTATTTTTTAAATCAAAAATATCAATATTTAGGATATTTAGGAGATGAGGAAATTATGGTTTATTTATTAAATAATGAAAATTAAATATATATTAATATATATTTAATATTATTAAATGTCTCAAGTATTATTAAATTTTATTAATGATATTAATGTATCTAATACTAAAAATGGTACATTATTAGTAAATTATGGAGGTACTGGTACAACTAATTTAATTAGTGGACAACTATTAGTAGGTAATGGTACGGGTGCTGTAATACAATCTACTAATTTAACGTGGGATAATACAAATAGTATATTAAACGCTACTAATTTTGTTGGGTCTGGTAGTGGTTTGACTCAATTAAATGCAAGTAAAGTTACATTAGGAACATTAAATGTAGCTCAAGGTGGTACCGGAATAAATAATTTAAATAGCAATCAAATATTAGTTGGTAATGGGACAGGGACAGTTATACAATCTGGTAATTTATCATGGGATAATGCAAATAGTATATTAAATGCTACTAATTTTATTGGTTCAGGTTCTGGTTTAACTCAATTAAATGCAAGTAAAGTTACATTAGGAACATTAAATGTAGCTCAAGGTGGTACCGGAATAAATAATTTAAATAGCAATCAAATATTAGTTGGTAATGGAACTGAAACAGTTTTACAAACCGCTAATTTATCATGGGATAATGCAAATAGTATATTAAATGCTACTAATTTTTCAGGTATAGGGTCTGGTTTAACTCAATTAAATGCAAGTAAAGTTACTTTAGGAACATTAAATGTAGATCAAGGTGGTACCGGAACTAATAATTTAAATAGTGGACAAATATTAATTGGGAACGGAACAAGTGCTATAATACAAAATAATAATTTTACATGGGATAATACGAATAATAGGGTTGGTATCTGTAAAACAAACCCTTCAACAACTTTAGATGTATCTGGTAATATATTGTCAAACTCACAATTTTTAGGAACAGGTACAAATATATCATACAGCTGGTTAAATGATATTACAACAGGTATAGGCAAACCTGTATCTGGTACAATTGGGTTTTATACAAATAATAATGAAAGGTTTCGTATTCAAAGTAACGGCGATGTTAATTTTGATAACAATACTTTATATGTAGATAGTATTAATAATAGGATTGGTATAGGTACAAGTACTCCATCAACAAGCTTACATATTAACGGGAATACTAAAGTAGATGGCTCTTTAACAGTTCAAAATTTGACTGTAAATGGTACAACTACTATTATCGATACAAATACTCAGACAACAGAACAATTAATTATTACGAACGATGGTACCGGACCGGCTGTAATAATTAATCAGCTAGGGAACCTGCCTATATTACAATTACAAGGTACAAATACGAAAGTGTTTGAAGTAACAAATGAAGGCTTGATAAGCGTTGGTGTTAATAATCCTAGTGCAAAAATTGATATTTCTGCTAACAATAGCATTGGATTAAAAATTAATCAATATAACGATACTTATAACATAATCGATTTACAGTCAAACAGTACAAGTATATTAACTTTAAATAAAAACAACATGATTGTAAATAATAAATTTACATTAGATACATCTGGGAATTTAATTATTAAAGGAAATATATATGGTAAAAATACAATAAGTAAAGTAGGGTTTAGGTTCACAATAAAATCTATATTAGATCCTATTACCTCACAAAATGTATATTATTATAATGTCAATTTATCTAAATACTATACTACAAATCAAACAATAAACAGTAATAATATACAAGTGTTTAGATTAACAACATTTGACATTAGTGGTAATGAAATTGAAACTAATCTTGTATATATATCGAGTTTTAACAGTGGTATAAAAAAAATAATTAAAAATAGAATTGCAAATGGCGATTCTCAAATCTACGGATGGTCTAGTAACGAAACAAATAACACTTATTTAACATACTATAGTGATAGTATTAAAACATTATATTGTATTTTAGAACCAATTTTATAAATATATTTAAAGATTTTTTATATATTATTAAATATAATGTTTTTATTTAGTTTATTATTATTAAATATAATATTTGTTAATTCAAATTTTTTGAAAAATAAAAATACAGTTACAACAACACCCTATAATAGTTTCAAATCATATGATTCTAGTTTTAGATATAATTTAACACAAAACAATAGTTTAAAATTAAATAAATCTTTATCAAATATTTTTGTATATAGTTATAATCTAAAATAAAAATACTGTTAAAAATATATTTAAACAATAATATATATCAAATATTAAATATTAAATGAAATTAATATTTGATATTGAAACATCAGGATTACCTAAAATGATAAAAAAAAACTATCCAAATCCTCAAGATTTGGATAGTTATAATTCAGCAAGAATAGTATCAATTGCATGGGTATTAATAAATGATGAAAATGATATTATTCAACAAGAATATTATATTATTAAGCCTGATAATTTTACAATTCCAGAATATGTTACAAAAATACATGGTATAACCACTGAATATGCACATAATTTTGGAATTCCTATTGAAGAAATGTTTAAAAGAATTGAAAAGGTTTTAGAAAAGACTAATTGTGTGTTATCCTATAATATAAATTTTGATTATAATATTTTAAAAAGTGAATTAATTAGATATAACAAAAATGAAATTGTAAAAAAACTAGATGAAAATAACAAGACATGTATAATGATAATGTCACAAAATCACATGTCATCAAAATATTATCCAAAATTATGCGATGCATATAAATATATATTTAATGAAAGTATGACAAACGCACACAATGCAATGGATGATACAATAAATTGTTATAAAATTTATAAAACTTTAGATGAAACTTTATAAATTTTATAACTTTCTAAAATAAAATGTAATTTCGTATTCATTACTTATATTCTTACATATACGGAACCAAAATAAATTCCATGATAAATACATATTTAAATAATTTTCAATTGTATTTATATCATCATTAATATATTTTAATACTGATATAATTTCATTTTTTATCTCTGATACTTTTAAATTATTTTTTTTAATAATATAAAAATTAAATATATTTTCATCGTGTTTAGTTAATACATAGGCATTGTCTTGTAAAAATATATCAATACATTTGAACAATTGATCATCTATATTTTTTTTCATAATATTGTATGCATAATTAAACGGGATGGTTGTATAATGAAATTTAATATTATTTTTTAAATCCCATGAACAACCTTTTTCTATTTGGACAGGTTGTTGTAACAATGAAGTTTGAACATAAACTTCAATATTATTATTTTCTACACCAAACATTAAATATGGATTTTTTACTGTATTTATATAATTTATAACATCAATACATTGTTCTTCGTTATATTTTAAAGACTTTAAAGTATTATATATATAGTCTTTAGTATAATACTTTACATACATTCCAAAATTATATTTATGTGTGATTATACTATTTTTTTTAACTTTAATACCATGTTCTAAATGATTTAATTCTAATAAATAATTAGACAAATTTTTATCATCAAAAATATTCATATTATATAATTTATACTATTTTTTTTTTTATTCTGTATTTATAGGGTAAAATAAACTCCTCCTTATTTATTATTATTTTTTCACGCCCACATGTTTTATCTGTATTATTAGTTGTATTTTCTGGACATATTTGTACACATTTTTCGTCTTTAAATTCATATCCAGGTTCGCAATCTTTTTGGCATCTTTCTGAACCAATAATATTATAATTTTGTGGACATTCGGCGCTTACTGTTTTAACAATCTTAGTAGGTCTAGTACAAGACAATCCAGTATCTATCCAATCATTTGGGCATTTTTCGGTCCATTCTTCAAGTGAAACAGAATGTCTTTGATAACCTTCGGGAGGATTATTGGGGTAACAATTACCTCCTGGAGATGCTTCTGTTACCCCTTCCGGACAAATTAGCGATGCTATGACTCCAGCGCCTATATTCGGATTTATTTTAGTATCAGCATCTCTTTGACATGTTGCGTTTTTTGTTTTATAATAGTTTTTGGGACAAGTATTTGTTTCGCATGTTGTTGCCGATGAAGACCAATAATCAGCATTACATTTAGGATAACATAAACCATCAATAGTATCTCTATCACTAGGACAAGTTGCAGGTGTTGAAGGAAGAGGAATTGTTGGTGGTATATATGAAGGTAATACTTTTGAATCAGGTACATATGAAACTTTTGCTTTTATATCTAGTACATATGAATGTAAAGGTTTTGATATAGGTATATATGAATCTTTTGCTTTTGTATCTAGTATATATGAATGTAAAGGATTTGATATAGGTATATATGAATCTTTTGCTTTTGTATCTAATACATATGATAAAGTGCTATCTGTTTGACAAATATTATCAGTTGTTTTATGATAGCCTGGAGCACATTTTGTATAACATAAACCATTTCTTAGTTCTTTATCACCATCACAATATTGACGATTACCTAAAGTTTTTTTGATACACCCGCAACCACCACAATCTGTTTTAGCACCGCCTATACATTCACCATATGCTCCTCTCCACGAACAGTTATCCCACCATGTATTACATTTCCAATCTTCCCAACAACTGGTACCGTCGTCTCTTTGTCCTGCATCACAACCGTGTTTATGTGGTATTGTTCCTACTCCTACACCATAAACACCATTATCTTTCCAACATGTCCCTGTATTATTAGTATAACCAGAAGCACATTGTTTCCTACATAGAGCACCTATATCATCAGGATAACCATCTGGACATTTATAACAAACACCAGCAGTATCAGTATAACCGGCATCACATTTTTTCATACACATACCTTTTGTGCTAGTATTGTAATCACTAGGACAACTATTTGCCCAACATGTCCCTGTATTATTAGTATAACCAGAAGCACATTGTTTCCTACATAAAGCACCTATATCATCAGGATAACCATCTGGACATTTATAACAAACACCTAAAGTATCAGTATATCCGGCATCGCATTTTTTCATACACATACCTTCTGTACTTGTACTGTAGTCACTAGGACAGCTATTTGCCCAACATACACCTGCTTTTAATGTATAACCAGGATCACAATTTTTCATACACAAACCTTCCGTACTAGTGCTATACCCACTAGGACAACTGTTTGCCCAACATATGCCAGCTTTGTTTGTATAGTTTGGGGGGCATATCCATCTGGATATCGCTGGTTCTTTTGTGTATGATGCTAATTTTGTATCTGAACTTCTAAAACATGTTTTTTCATTTGTCAAATAATATCCTTCATTTTCAGGACATGAATTAGGTGTACACATGTATGGTTTTTTAGGATCACGAGTATATCCAGTAGGACATTCACCAAAACATAATCCATCAATCAAATATGATTTATTTGGTGTTAAGCATTTTGATATTCTTACCTTACTACTTGATGAAATTCTATTTTTTAAAATATCGTTCTCATTTTTTATTCCATCCCATTTAACTGGATAATCTTTTTTACAAATACCATTTTCATGATATGTATAACCATCCGGACACTTTTCAATACATTTTTTTTCAGTTGTATTATAATTATACCCAGCAGGACAAATATTTTGTGGTAAGTAAGGGTTGCTTATTATTTTTCTTGTTATAATGTCTGCATTTTTTAATTCTCCATTGTTTTCAAAATTAGTATATAATTTATAACATTCATCTTTTTTATCTGGATTTTCTGTATAACCATCCAAACATTTATTATAACAAACTCCATTTACTAATTCCTTATCTACCGGACAACCATAATTATTTTCAATACATAATGATTTTTCAATATTACCATATTTTTTTGTTAATGGATTTAATAATGTTTTTAAATAATCAGGCATAATATCATAATTTGCACCATCTATTTCATTTGTATCACATTGTTCATACTGATTTTTATCATATTTAGTATTAATTATTTTTATTAAATTGTCACCAAATACAGATTCTAGTATTGGTTTATTTTTTGTTAATTTACAATCTACATTTCCATCAGAGTTTTGTATTACTTCTAAACCTTTTTTTGTACAATATTCGTTAGTTATATTTGCTTTTTCATATTCAGGATCATATGTTATATCATTATTTGATGCATTATTTTCAACTATTTTTTTTAATCTTGACTGAGCTGATGTTAAACATTTATTATTTTTATATGTTGTAAAAATATTAAAAGATGTGTCTGGAAACATATTAAAAGATGTGTCTGGAAACATATTGAAAGATGTGTCTGGAAATATATTGAAAGATGTGTCTGGAAACATATTGATACAATCTTCTTTGATATCATATGTACAGGCATCATCAATATATACTCCTCCTAAATCATTACATAATATTTTATTAATATCTCCATTTGTTAATAATAATATTTTTATTTCTTCTAATTTTTTGTCATATATATTAATTATTTTTTTATGTATTTCATTAATTATGTATGGTTTTAGTTTTTCTTCGCTAAATGTACTAAAATTATCTTTATAATTTTGATCAGAACTAATATATTTATCAATAAAAGTATCAAATTTTGGTATTAATGTCTTGTTATCAAAATTACTAATAAAATTATTGATATAATTATTAATATATTCTACAATTGTTTTTTTTAAAGCAATAAATATTTCTAGATTCGTTTTTTTATTAAAAGGTCCAACAATAGACGGAAATGCAAGATTATTTTGATTATAAAATTTATCATAATTAATATTTGCTGTATTTTTAATATTATTAAATATATCATTTAATGTTGAAGTCTCTACACTATTTGTATCAAATTTATCTAATTTTTCTACAAAATTATCATATTCCATAACTACCCAATCATCAGCTTCTAGTTTTTTACTGATGGTATTTAGAGTATTTTTTTTACTTAAAATATCATTGAACAATTTATGTGTACATTCTTCAATTATTGTAGTTTTATCAAATTTTTGTCCATATTTTTTAAATTCTTCTATACCTTTAGATTTTACTAAATTATTTACAAATATATCTGCTGATGATTTAATATTTTTTATATTATCATCAATAACATTATTTTTTGAAAATAATAATTGTTTTACATTATCATCAGTAAGTACAAAAATTACAAAGATAAATATTATTAATATTACAAATAGTATTATTTGCATAATATAATTATTATATATAATTATATTATATTATATTATATTATATTATAATATATTATGTAATAATATATAATTAATCATTTCATATATTTTTTTTACATTGCATTTTATAATATTTAACTCATTTTTTTATTTTTTATTTT